AGAGACTTATTGGAACTGATTCACATCTCAAATATGTGAGGTCACTGGTGTCTGGAAGTGACTGGGGAAAACAATTCATAAATAAGTATAGAAAAAAGTAACTATTTGTTTGTTTCCAAATGAGTAACCCAATATCTGAAGAACAAAACACACAACAACCAGGTGGTGCTGTTGATAAGGTAAGAAAGGCTGCAAGGCAACTTGCTTATGATGTTCGCTATAAAGTGAAGGGACAATTCAAGGATGGTCAGAAGTCTGATGCTGCATCTTTGAAGCGTTCTTATATGCAGCAACTGGGCAAATCTCCTGCTCCCGGTCCTGTCAAAGTGATGGCAAAAAAGATGCTTGTCGGGGAGGCATATGATTTAGTTGATGTGTCTGATACTGTTAATGAATCTGTAGTAAATGCACTTTTAAAAGTATTTGCCAAGAAGATTCAGTTAGAAGATGCAGATGGAAATGTCGCATATGAGGTAACTGACATCGTTCAGGAGGAGATGAAGGATACAAAATATAAGGTTAGAGTTACTGATAAGTCTACTGGCAAAACTTATGTCAGAATGGCAGATCGTGAAAAGATTAGTCAGTTAAGAGCAGATCCTAAAATCTCCTCTGTTGAGATGACTGGATATGGTGATTCATACGATAAACCTGTAGGTAAGGGAAAAGAAGAGGGGGAAAAGAAGGAGAAAGAAACTGCAAAGGAAGAATTTATTCATGAGGTAAATGTTGAGGATGATAATCCCGAAGCAAATGCCAAGAAGATTGATGTGATGAAAGGAAAGAATAAAATCATTATCAATCCAACATCTGAGCAGATGAAACCTGGAGAGGATACATCCTCTACATCCGCAGAAAAAACTAAAGAAAGTTCTTCCGAAAAAAGAATAAGAATGGTCAAGAGAAAGATCCTTCAAAGTAAGATGCAGGCAGTTCGTCAAGGTGCCGGTGCTGATGTTGTTGCTCATACCGAGCATGAAGGTGAACATATTTCTGAAGGTGAAGGATGTGTTCATACTCATTCTGGGCAAGAGTGCCCAGTTCATGGAATGTCCGAATGTCCTTCCACACCGTCCACTAAATCTAAAAAAGAAGATAAGAAAGACGACGATGATTATAGGGGCATGACTGCAAAGGTCAATATGGTTCGTAATAAGATGCGTGCCATGGGTCTCAGAATGTCTTATGATATGGAAGGTGATATGACTGAAAGTTCATTAAATCCGTTCGCACCTAATCCTAAAACTGGAAAACCTGATAAGGGAACTCCTGAGCAAGCAAAGAGAATCGCAAAAAACATCGCATCAAATAGAAAGAAAGGACCCATGAAATATGATCCTTATAAGGGAACTGACGGAAGAGACTGATGCCTGCTGTATCTAGAGCACAGCAAAAGTTCTTTGGAATAGTTCGTGCCATTCAAAAAGGTGAGATGGCACCTACTACTCCTGAGACTGCAAAGGCAGCTGCTGACATGAAAAAGAAAGATGTAAAAGATTTTGCATCAACCAAACATAAAGGTCTTCCTGATAAAAAAATCAAGAAAGAAGAAAATGATAATGTTTTTAATGTCAATGATAATAGTAATGATTGCGATGGGATTGGGAGTAATGCTCCTAGATCCACCTCGGGAGTGATTGAAGAATCAAATCCTCGTATTCCTAGAAAGAAGGGGCAACCTGCAAACTCCAAAAAGCACTCTGATCTTTATACGGATGAAAATCCCAAGGGTACAATTCATGGACTTGGATTCAAAGATGTTGCTACTGCTAAAGCATCTGTATCTAAGATTCGCAATTCATCAAGATCTCATGCTCACAAAATCCAGGCAGCAGTTGCTATGGAACAGAGAGCAAGAGAAATGGGCAAGTCTTCAGAAGCAGCAGTTTATAGAAAGTATATAAACTCGATGAAAAAGAAGACCAAGAAAATGAATGAAGAAAAAGAAAATGGAAAGTGTAAGGCAGGACAATACTACTGCTATACTGATAAAGTATGTAAACCAATTCCTAGTGGTTTCATGCTAGATCCGGCAGGGATGCTCAGGAAAGAAAATGGCGCAACAGTTGATGAGGGTTGGTCTGATAAATATAAGAAGTCTATCAATTGTGATAATCCGAAGGGGTTTTCCCAAAAGGCACATTGTCAGGGTAGAAAGAAAAAAACCTTTAAAGAGTTTTTAGAGAATATATAGTATTAGAAATCGGAGTTCATTATGCTATCTTTTCTACTTCCATTGGCATCAAAAGTAATTACTGATGCTGTTTCCAAAGTCCCAGATAATGAAGAACTGGGTGAAAAACTGATTGAAATTTGTTTAGTTATTCTTGGTAAGGCAGTTAAACTGACCAAAACTGATATGGATGATAAACTTCTTGAAGTTGTAACCAAAGCAATTAACTCACGCGAAGAGTAAAATGAACGAGAGGCACATTAAGGAAGAAGGTTTACGTGATTGGTTTGGCAAATCCAAATCAAAAGACGGGAAGAGTGGTTGGGTCAATGTTGTGACAGGAGATTCCTGTGCAAGCGATAAACCTGGCGAAGGTATTCCCAAATGTGTCTCTTCTGCTAAAAGAGCAAGCATGTCCAAGAAAGAAAGACGTTCTGCTGCTGCTGCAAAGAGAAGAAAAGATCCTGGACAACAGCAAAAAACTGGCGCTGCAAAACCGACCATGGTGTCAACTGATCCTAAGAAAAAAATGAAAGTATCGGAATCACATTACGGCGCATCTGTAAACAAAATACCAGATGAATTAGATAAAGCTGTGAAGATGCACAAAAGTCAAGCAAAGAGATTGAGAGACTCTGAGGTATTTAAAAAAGATGCAGGTAAAACCGCAAATAAAATTCCTTCTCAACTTGATAAAGCAGTTGCATTACATACTAAACAAGCAAAAGAACTTAGAGCAGCAGGTGTAAGTGAGGATAAAAATTGTGGATGTGGTCAGACACCCTGCAAGACATATGGCGAAAAAAAGATGGATGAAGAAAAGTTTGTTCCTCCCTATAAGGAATTGAAAACTTTTGCAAAAGAAAAAGAGAAAAAGAAATCTAGGATGAATGCTGAGGAAACAGAAATAGTAGAAGCAAAAGATAAGAAAGGTAAGGGCAGTGGAACCAAAGATGCTTGCTATCATAAGGTCAAGTCTCGTTATAGAGTGTGGCCTTCTGCTTATGCTTCGGGTGCTCTGGTAAAGTGTCGTAAAGTTGGTGCTGCCAACTGGGGCAACAAGAGTGAAGAAACAGAAATCAATCCTATTTCTTTCCAACAGTTTCAGGAAAAGTGCTGGAAAGGTTATGAGAAGAAAGGTATGAAGACTATGTTTGGAAAGAGATATCCAAACTGTGTCAAGAAAGAGGGTTATGCACCTGGTGACGTGGACCAGAAAGTAGGTGCTGTCACCAGTATTCCTAAGAGTGAGCAAGATGCTGCCAAAGCAAGAATACTTGCAAAGACAAAGGCAAAAATGAAAAAGGGTGTATCGGAAGGAAAATCTGATGGTGATCCCTGTTGGGATACACATAAGCAAGTTGGTATGAAGAAAAAGGGCGGTAAGATGGTTCCTAACTGCGTCCCCAAAAATGAAGAGACTGAAGTTTCGGAAGGAGCAGCATGGACAAAAAAGTCTGGTAAGAATAAAGAAGGTGGATTGAATGAGAAAGGACGTAAGTCTTATGAGCGTGAGAATCCTGGCAGTGATCTCAAAGCACCTTCCAAGAAGAAAGGTAATAAGCGTCGTGCATCATTCTGTGCAAGAATGAAAGGTATGAAAAAGAAACTGACTTCTGCTAAAACTGCAAATGATCCTGATAGTAGAATCAACAAGTCACTTCGTGCTTGGAATTGTTGATAATTAAAATTTAAACCTCTAACCACAAACCTATGGACAAGACTAAAGAGTTGTCTGATTTTTCCATGATTAGGAATGAGTGTCCCAAGTGTGGAGCATTGTGGTTAAATGGTCAACATTATTGGATTGGCACCGGAAAATTAGGAGACCCTCACGATTTAGCAGGATTAGTTTGCAATAACTATGCTGATGAACGATGTATAAATCCATGTAGAGGTTCCACCTCTGGAGATACTTGGGAAAAAAGAATGGAATTTTTTAACAAAGCAATTGAATCTCATGAGTCACCGGATGGATGAAATCAAACCTGAGCACCTTATAACAAAAAAGGAATGTCAGGAAATGATAGATAAAGCAATTGACAAGCATAATAAAACTGCTACAATTATTAGTGCTATTCTTGGTTGCACTCTTTTAGCATTTTACTCCCATGGAGTCCTCTCACTAGTTGGTCGCGTTTAACATTAAAAATGAAACCCCTTATTTTATTTGCATGTTTTTTACCAATAGGTGTGATCTACATAGTAATGAAACTCGCTGTATGGGTTTCTGTCGTAAATGCTGAAAACAATTATGTCAGAAAAGAACCTTTACGAAAACGAGGACCCTACGTGGAAAATCCGTATGCAGACGTTGACGCGGATGATGAAGAATACGGAGATCGCACAGATTATAGATGATGTCCTCTACCAATACTATGTTGTAGAACGTGGACAGAAAGTTCCCAATTGGAGATATATTAAAGATCGAGATTGGTGGACAGAGTATCTCAAAGAATTGAACATTGACCCAAGGAACCCATGAAAGTAGGATTAATCGGATTAGGAAGAATGGGCGAGGGTATGTCTCGTCGCATGATTAATGATGGTATTGAAGTTTATGGATATCGCAGAAATTATCAAAAAGCAAAAGAATCAGAAGAACGTGGTTACATCACTCGTGCCATAGATTCTTTGGAAAATCTTGTCAAAGTAGTTCATTATCAAGATGCGTTAGTTGGTAATGCACCAGGAATTTTTCAACTTGTCATTCCAGCAGAATTAGTAGAGGACACTATCAATGAGTTACTACCACTACTTGGCGACGGGGATATTATTATTGACCATGGCAATAGCAACTTTAAGGATTCTAGACGGAGGGCAGAAAGGCTTTCTAAGTATGGCATCCAATATATTGACTGTGGTACTAGTGGTGGAGTTTACGGTTTGGAGCGTGGATACTGTCTTATGGTTGGTGGTGCAACTACAGCAGTATCTGTCTGTGCCCCCATTTTCCGCGCCCTTGCACCTGGTATTACCGCTGCAGCCCGCACAGACCCCCGCACTAGGGCAACCAGTGCTGAGTATGGTTGGTTGCATTGTGGGGGACCTGGTGCAGGACATTTTGTGAAAATGGTTCATAATGGTGTAGAGTATGGTATAATGCAAGCGTATGCAGAAGGATTTAATATTTTGCAAAATGCTGACCTAGGTAGTAAATATGTAAAGGAGGGTGATGCAGAAGTCGCTCCAATGTCTGACCCAGAAAACTATCAATATGATATTGATTGTGTTGAAGTTGCTGAGTTATGGCGTCGTGGTTCTGTTGTTGGTAGTTGGTTACTTGACCTTACCGCTGATGTTTTACGCCATGATCCAGACCTTAGCAAATTCGATGGGGGAGTTAGCGATAGTGGTGAAGGTCGTTGGACGCTTCACTCTGCTGTGGATCTTGGTGTACCCACACCTGTTATCTCTGCCGCACTATTTGAACGCTTTAATTCTCGCAGATTGGGAGAATATGGAAACAAAATCCTGAACGGTATGCGTTATATGTTTGGTGGTCATCATGTTAGGTGAAATACTTAAATGGATTGCGATACCCTTTGTATTGGCCACGATATATTTCGGGGCGCGAAAAGGTGAAAATGTCTACTATGAATCGGATGATTATGACGGAAACGGAACTGCCCATTAAAACTAATAAAAGATTAGTAATTTTTGGTGCCACAGGAGACTTGTGTAGAAGAAAATTAGTACCAGCTTTGTTTGAATTGTGGACAAAGCATCTTCTTCCTGAAAATCTTTTGATTGTTGGTGCCTCTCGTAGAGAGATGTGTCCAGATGAATGGAAAAAATCTTTAGGTGATTATCCAGAAGAATTTACTGTCTGGTTGGATTTTGTTTCTTGCGATTTGGCATGCGAAGAAAGTTTGATGAGGTTGCACGATGAAAGTGTAGACACAACTTATTTTCTATCAGTACCTCCCAGCACTTATGCTGATGCAGTTACTAATTTAAAAAAAGCAGGATTTCTAGATGATCCAGAAAAATCACGGGTTGTTATTGAAAAACCTTTTGGGTATGATTACAAGTCTGCTGATTACTTGCAGACAGTAGTTAGTAAACATTTACGTGAAAAACAAGTTTATCGTATTGATCATTATCTTGGTAAAGATACTGTCAATAATATTCTTGCTACTCGTTTTAGTAATATTTTATTGGAACCACTTTGGAATAGGCAGTATATAGAGGAAGTTCAAATTTTTGCAACCGAAACTTTGGGATGTGAAGGTCGATCACAATATTATGATGGTTCTGGTGTTGTTAGAGACATGTTGCAAAATCACATGCTTCAGGTTCTTGCATTGATTGCAATGGAAGCACCTTGTAAAATGAATGCAACTGAAATTCGTAGAGAGAAGACTAAAGTTCTTGCAGCAACTAGACTAGGGAAAAAAATTATTTTTGGGCAATATGAATCATACAAATCTGAAGAGGGCGTTGATCCTGATAGTAGCACTTCTACCTTCGTTGCTGGTGATCTTTATATTGACAACTGGCGTTGGGAGGGAGTTCCTTTTCACTTCATGAGTGGGAAAAGGATGCCATATCAATGTGTTGAGGTAGTTATTAAATTAAAAGCACCACCACAACAATTATTTGATGGTCATGAATATAATGACCGCATTGTTATGAGATTGCAACCACATCCTCACTTTGATATTCGTATTGATATGAAAGCACCAGGATTTAAAAACGATGTTGAGACAGCAACACTGACTCATCGATATCCTGATTGGTTGGGTGTTGATGGTTATGAAAAATTATTGTATGATGCTATTGAAGGAAATCAATCTAATTTTGTTCACTCCGAAGAAGTTTTGGAATCTTGGCGTATTGTTGATGATCTTCTTTGTACTGGAGAGTATTGTAAAATAAGAACAACTCCATACATTTATCATTCTGGAAGTTGGGGACCTATGCATAAGACTGAGTTTATTACCAAGTGGGATTATCCAGCATAATATCTGCGACTAGTATATTTTATAAATATCTTTAGAAAAAGATTTTTTGCGGGTAAAGAACATGGCTCTTTGGGGTACAAAGGATAAAGTTTATTCTGATGGGACAATTACCGTCAACCTTGGTACGAAGAAGGTTGAGAGAGTTGGAACTAGTGCAACATTTAATACTGCTGGATTAATTTCCGCTGGCGATGTAATTTCCGTTGGTTCTGGTGTAACTTTTGGATATGCTATCATCAGTGCAGTAGATTCTGCTGGTGCTCTGTCAATTGCATCGACAGAAGGATTCCAAGGCATTTCAACAGTAACTCCTACAACTTATATTATTTCAGAAGAACCAATGTATGTTCTTGGTGATAAGACTTATGCAGCACCAGAAGTAAAAACCAGTGGATTCTCAACCAGTGTATTCTTTACTGGGGTCTTTGGTGTAGACGAAACCGAGCAAGGTGTTGCTAATGCTGCGTCAGGCGATAAGCGTAAGTATGCTGCTCCACATGCTGGATGGGTTGGTCTTACCACTTATCGCGACATGCACGGCAATTTCCGAGTTAAGAGTGAAACTCTCGTTGCAAGCAGCAGTATTGAATCTGATGCTGGTGATGATGAGATCTTCGCAGACAGCTGATAAATAATTAAAGATTAATCAGGTAGTAACCATGGGAAGATTTAGAGATTTAATTACTGATAAGGTAGAGGAAGCTCCCGCACCCTCTGCCCCTGTCACACCAAAACCTGAGGCAATTAAACCAAAAGCACCCGTAGCAAAACAACCACCTGCAAAAGATCTGGGATTGCCTGAATGATTCGCTAATCTAATATGAAATTTGATGAATTGAATGAAAGTAACTATTTGCTTTTTGCTATAAAATTCTACGATAATCCACAATCTGTAACCAGAGAAGATTTCGAAGATGACTTGAAGCGAATTAAATACATAAAAAGATTATTAAAACGGTATAAAAATACTGGTGAGTTGAAAATTCATCTCATCTTAAATCATCTTACCGTTCTTTTTAATGTATTTGATGAGGCAGCAGTTCCCCTTCTATTCTATAATCTAGAAAGAGAACTTTGGCCATATATTAAAAGTTTTTTAATGTATTTGAATAGATTGCCAGATTACCCGCATACTGAAATTAATGATATTGATGAGGATATTGATTGCCTAATTTCTCTTAACTCAGTCTAATGGATAAAACAAATAAATTTATCAACAAATTTAGAGAATTAAGAGAAACAGCACCTACTAATTCTACTGGTTCTGGAATTGCAGGATTTGATAAGTTTTTATTTCCAATAGACGACGACACCTTAACTCAAGATTATCAAACTCCTGCCGAAGTTGGAGCAGCAAAAGACGAATTTTTAGGTGTTTATCCTGTTATGAAGTTGCAACTCAATAAGAGTAGTGACGGACCTTCGATTGACTCTATGGTAGACGCATCAAAGGAGTTTATAAACATGATAGATGACAGAAGACTTAAAAATATTATGGACATAGCAAGGTCCATTAAAGAAGAGGTTGCCGCAGGACCTACAAATAATGTCGGTGGTGGCGCGATTGCTGGAACTGCACCTGCTGGTGATGATCCGCCAGTCAGGTTAAAAAAGAAAAGACAACCGACACCAATTGGTCGTTATGGAACCCGCAGAACCTGGATGCAAAATCTTAAAAATGGATAACGATAGCGTTAATTCAGCAATACTAGAAAGGGTTGAGAGAGTTGTAGAAGCACTACAAGACAACTCTGTTAAGATGGGTGAGTTGTTGGCAGTTCATAATGAGAAGTTAGACAAACAAGATCGTATTGATGCGGTTCTTTTTGAAAAAATAGAATCCTTGCACAAGGACATGGATCGTGCAACAAACGAAATAAAAAAAGGATGTGAAAGAGATATAAGAAAGATTGATGATCGTCTCCGTCTTATGGAAAAAAAGATGTGGACCATTGCAGGTGCCCTGACTGTAATTTCATTCTTGGTCAGCATACCGGGTCAAAGATTAATGGGAAATTTCTTGACACCACCCTCAACACCGACTATAATAAGAGAGGCAAAATAGTAGAACGATTGTAATGGATTTGGTTGACTCCAAATATATCGGACTGGTTTCTTCGAGATTAAAAAAGTTTAAGAGAGTCAAGGCAAATCTTTTCAACTTCCGATGCCCCATCTGTGGAGACTCACAGAAGCAGAAGAACAAGGCACGGGGATACATTTATCCCATCAAGAACAATATGAACTTTAAGTGTCATAATTGTGGTGCTAGTTTGTCTTTGAATAATTTTATAAAACAAGTGGATGCCACGCTCCATAAACAATATACTCTTGAGAAGTTCAAGGAAGGACATACTGGTAGAAACTTTGTGGTCGAGTCTCCCAAGTTGGAATTTGCCAAACCCATTTTTAAAAAATCTATCAATCTACCAAAAGCATCAACTGATTGTAGAGCAAAAGAATATCTGGTAAATCGTAAGATTAATCCTGATAAATTTTATTTTGCTGACAAGTTCATGGAGTGGACTAATAGTCAGAAACAAACCTTTGACAACATCCTCAAGGATGAGAGTCGTGTTGTAATACCGATGTATGATGAGAAGAAAAACCTTATTGGATTTCAAGGCAGATCTCTAGGAAAATCTTTCACTAAATACATCACTATCATGATTGATGAAGAAGCACCCAAGATTTATGGACTTGAAAAAATCGACAGAAAACAACCAATCTACATTGTCGAAGGACCCTTCGACTCCACGTTCGTGGAGAACAGCGTTGCTATGTGCGGGTCCGACATTGATGTTAGGTCGTTTGATTGGAGCGATTATATTTGGGTTCTTGATAATGAACCACGGAACCGAGAAATCGTCAACAGAGTATCCAGGGTCATTAGTAGAGGTGATAGAGTCGTCATCTGGCCAAACGGACTAATGGAGAAGGACATTAATGATATGGTTCTTGCTGGACATGATGTCATGTCTATGTTAGAATTAAACACCTACTCGGGTTTAGAAGCAAAAATTAAATTTAACAATTGGAAAAAAATATGACCAACGGAATCAACGTAAAAAAACGCAACGGAAGAGGGCAGGAACCGCTTCTTCTTGAGAAGATGCACAGAATGGTTGATGAGGCATGTAACGACCTTGCAGGGGTCTCTGCATCGCAGGTGGAGATGCAATCCGGTATTCAGTTCTATGACGGTATTACAACCGCAGAGATTCAGGAAATTTTAATTCGTTCTGCATCTGACCTGGTTGATTTGGATCATCCCAATTATCAGTTTGTTGCTGCTCGTCTGTTATTGTTTTCTATTCGTAAGCAGTTGTATGGACGTAGGCATGAATTTCCAAAACTGAAAGATCATGTATCAAGTTGTGTAGAAAGAGGTGTGTATGATCCCGAACTTCTAAATCTGTATTCCAGTGAAGAGTTCGATAAACTCGAATCATTCATTGATCATGATCGAGATTATCTGTTCACATTTGCTGGTCTTCGCCAGGTTGTAGATAAATATCTAGTGCAAGATCGAAGCAGCGGTGTTCTCTATGAAACACCACAATTCATGTATATTTTGATTGCTGCGACAATCTTTTCAAAATATCCAAAAGAGACACGTTTGGATTACGTTAGAAGGTATTATGACGCAATCAGCAAACACCGACTCAACATTCCAACCCCCATCATGGCAGGAGTGCGAACGCCACTTAGGCAATATGCAAGTTGTGTTTTGGTTGATGTTGATGACACCCTCGATAGTATCTTTACTAGCGATATGGCTATTGGCAAATACGTTGCACAAAGGGCTGGTATCGGCATTAATGCAGGCAGAATCCGGGGCATCAACGCTAAAATCCGAGGTGGAGAAGTTCAACATACAGGCATTGTCCCATTCCTCAAAAAGTTTGAGAGCACTGTCAGATGTTGCACTCAAAATGGCATCCGAGGTGGAAGCGCAACTGTCCACTTTCCAATCTGGCACCAAGAAATAGAGGATATCATTGTACTTAAGAACAATAAAGGGACAGAAGATAATCGTGTCCGAAAGTTGGACTACAGCATCCAGATTTCAAAACTCTTTTATGAGAGGTTTATCAAAAATGAAGAAATCAGTCTCTTCAGCCCTCACGATGTTCCAGGTTTGTATGATGCTTTTGGCACTGAATCGTTTGATGATCTCTATACAAGTTATGAATCTGATGGATCTGTTCCGAGAAAAACTATCGGGGCACAAGAACTTTTCCTAGATCTTCTGAAAGAGAGAGCAGAGACTGGCAGATTGTATATCATGAATATTGATCACTGCAATTCTCATTCATCTTTTACGGACAAAGTTGAAATGAGTAATCTGTGTCAGGAGATCACTCTACCCACTAAACCTTTACAACACATTGACGATGAAACTGGGGAAATTGCTCTCTGTATCCTTTCTGCTATTAATATTGGTAAAATCAGGGATCTTGAAGATCTTGATGTTCTTTGTGATCTTGCTGTTAGGGGTCTTGATGAACTCATTGACTTTCAAGGATATCCAGTCAGAGCAGCAGAGATTGCCACCAAGGCACGTCGTTCATTAGGAATTGGTTACATTGGACTGGCACATTATCTTGCCAAGAATGGTGTCAAATATGATAATCCAGAATCTTGGAAACTCGTTCATGATCTTACAGAAGCATTCCAGTATTACTTAATTCGAGCAACTGTTAATCTTGCAAAAGAGAAAGGTGCCTGTGAATACAGTAATCGAACCAAGTATGGAAATGGAATTCTTCCGATTGATACATATAAACATGACGTAGATGAGATTGTACCGAATGAGCTTCACTATGATTGGGAGAGTCTTCGGAATGATGTCATCAAATATGGAGTACGGAACAGCACTCTGTCCGCACAAATGCCTTCGGAGAGCAGTTCCGTTGTGTCAAACGCAACAAATGGAATCGAACCTCCTAGAGGATACTTGTCCGTTAAAAAATCCAAGAAAGGTCCCTTGAAGCAGATAGTTCCACAATACGGAACTCTCAAAAATAATTACACATTACTTTGGGATATGCCTGGTAATACTGGATACATTAATATTGTTGCAGTGATGCAGAAGTTCTTTGACCAAGCAATTTCTGGGAACTGGTCCTATAATCCAGAACATTACGAAAACTCTGAAGTTCCTGTTAGTGTAATGGCACAAGACCTTTTAACTACATATAAGTACGGTTGGAAGACCAGTTATTATCAGAACACTTACGACAATAAAAATGATGAAGTAGAGGAATCTACAGAGTCTCTTGATAGTTTAGTTTCTCAATTAGAAAACGCCGAGGAGGAAGACTGTGAGTCTTGTAAAATTTAAGACAAACAATGAGGAAAAACCAATGGTCGATGCAATGACCGTTTTTAATTCGGACGTGGTTGATACTAAAAAACAACCAATGTTCTTTGGGCAACCATTAGGTATTCAGAGATATGATTCATATAAGTATCCAATCTTTGACAAACTCACAACGCAACAATTAGGATATTTCTGGAGACCTGAGGAAGTATCCCTTCAAAAAGACCGTGCAGATTATCAAACTCTTCGTCCTGAACAGAAGCACATTTTCACTTCCAATCTGAAGTATCAGATTATGCTGGATTCCGTTCAGGGTCGTGGACCCGGAATGGCATTTATTCCATACTGCTCTCTACCTGAATTAGAGGCATGCATGGAGGTCTGGGGATTCATGGAAATGATTCATAGTCGTTCCTATACACATATCATCAAAAATGTTTATGCAGATCCTTCAGATGTATTTGACCACATTCTGACTGATGATCGCATTGTTGAACGTGCAATGAGTGTGACAGAAGCATATAATGATTTTATTAATGCAGCACACCAATATGATAGTAGTAATGATTGGCAACACGCATTAGAAGAAGTTCCATATGCACAAGAATCAAGATATGAATTAAAGCGCAAACTCTTTAGAGCAATTGCCAATGTCAACATTTTAGAGGGTATCCGATTCTATGTTAGTTTCGCTTGCAGTTTTGCATTTGGTGAACTTAAACTTATGGAAGGATCCGCTAAGATCATCTCACTTATCGCTCGCGATGAAAATCTGCATCTTGCGATCACTCAAAACATATTGAAGAAGTGGAGAGAGGGTGATGATCCTGATATGGCACAGATCTTCAAGGAGGAGCAACGTTGGTTGTACTCTATGTTTGAGAAGACTGTAAACGAAGAAAAACTTTGGGCAGAGTATTTGTTCAAAGATGGTTCTATGATTGGTTTAAATGATAAACTGCTTCAGCAGTATGTGGAATGGATTGCCAATCGCAGAATGAAAGCAATCGGACTTAAACCAATCTATGACGTACCCGCAAAGAATAACCCACTCCCCTGGACGGAACATTGGATTTCGTCAAAGGGTCTCCAAGTTGCTCCGCAGGAGACAGAAGTCGAATCCTATATCGTCGGAGGAATCAAACAAGATGTTACCGAAACTACCTTTGCAGGATTCAGTCTTTGATTCTGAAGAAGAAAAATCTTTAGAGGCATACAGAGAGGCAGCAAGATCAGACGCTTACATGTTTGGTGACTACGATGCATACTCTGCTTTTATTGATGATAAATAAATTTCAGAATGATGAAATGATTTGGTAGACTATAAAAATCCCTGGATATTCCAGGGAAATCCTTTTTTATCTGAAAATATTGAAGACAACTTTGGTTTTGTCTATCTTATTACAAATACTAAAAACAATCGCCAGTATATTGGTAGAAAATATTTTTGGTCAAATAGAAAACCTAAAGGTAAATCTAGAAGAGTTAAATCTGAAAGCGACTGGAAAAAATACTACGGTAGTTCTGATGAACTTAACAAAGATCGTAAAGATATTGGAAACGAATATTTTAAAAGAGAAATTTTAAGTCTTCATAAAACCAAGGGACAAGTTAATTATGAAGAGACTAAACAACTTTTTATTAATAATGTTTTAATCGAAGCCCTTGACGACGGGGGACCTCTCTACTATAATAGTAATATTCTAGGGAGGTACATGAAAAAAAATTATGGTAACTTTGGAGCAAACTCTTGAAGACAACTATCATTGGTCCATAGATCGTATTCATTATCTTTGTGAAAAGAATATAGATGATGCTCATGCTATTCAAAAAGAATTTTCAGAATGGTTGAACCCAAACATCAACGATCATGACGTGTTTTCTCTCGAATACATAGGAGATGACTTTCTTGATTGACAAACCCTTGTAAGTGCCCTATAATAGGGGAGCAGTTAAATGTTCCCCTATTTTTTTATGCTTGCGACAATTCTTGCTCTATCAGCAGTTGACTATGATCATCTTGCAAGGACAATCCAAGTCGAAACCTATCGTGGAAGTTTTGATGGATATTGTGTAGCAGTATCGGTTCTAAACCGTGTCAGGTCTCCATATTATCCAAACAATGTTGCCGATGTTGTATATGCTCCCGGACAATATGAGGGTTTCACTAAATGGCGTCCAGCAGCAGATCCTAATCTAGTAAATACACTCAGGTCGGATGAAGGAAAGAAAAACCTTTTGAAGGCATATAGCATTATTGGTGATCGAACTGACTTCAAAGGTCAGAGTATGCTCAGATATCGAGTTGCATCTCAAGATCCAATGTGCGATACTAGAGGAAATTTCTATCACTATCATTGGCAAACATGATTAGAATACGAGCAATCAGAGATATTTTCAGACCATTCAAAAAAAATGAAGTGGTTTGTGAAATTGATGAAGATGTTGTGTCCTGTGAGAGTGAAGCTTTCAAACAGGATGCAATAAATTATTATACAGGTGTCCCTGCTCCTACTAATCTCCAAGATGATATTTGGTTTGGTCCCGATCCCAAACAAAATCGAGAAGATAAAGACTACATGGAACAAGAAACTGCAATTAAAATGCAGGATAATTTTTCTGTTGAACCTAATGACATTCATCAAGTCATGTATGAGATTGCAATACAAAATCAATCTACTACACTTCATATCGATCCTCCTGGAGGATCGGAAAATTTTCAGGGAGGATCGGAAAATGTCCACCAGTGATTGGCGTCACATTGAAGATAAATCAAAAGTTCGTGAACAAGCACTCACGATTCTTTTAAAAAAATATGGTTCTGAACTAAATTCAACAAGGGAATCTAAATATAAATCCCAATCCATATATGAATGTGCCCATGATTGGGTTTCCCAAGGCAATGTGAATTGTAATGGCATTGTCAAATACTACGAGGCTTACTATTATGCAAAAAGTAATTAATGTTTTAGCAATCCTGTCATTCGCAGGAACGGCAGGTATTGTCGGAACCGCAGGTGTTGTCTATTTGAGACGAGATGCGATTATCGAACAGGTTAAAGAGAATGTTGCCAAAGCAGCAACAGAAGCAATTGCAGGAGCACTCCCCGGTATGATGAACTCCGCAATGCCCGAACTTCCTGGTGCCACTGGTGGTGTTATCCCTGGTACATCTGGTTCTACACCTGGATTTGCTGCTCCTTTCTGATATGAAAAGTTTTATTCTTGCTATGCTGTTGGCAGCATCTCCTGCATTTGCAGGTGGTCCAGTCACTAGAAATCAACAACCTAAAGTTGAATTTTTCACTATGGATGCCATGGGTTGTATGCTCCTCCAGGAATGTACAGATGGAATCGAAGAAGTATTCAGTATCCATGATATTGGTGATCAGTATCCCAATCGTGATTATAATATTGTTGCTGACGAGTTCCATGCAATGCTCGTTGCCCTTAATCAGGTCGGAGTTAAGGTGTTTCTAGCAGACAAAAAATATTTTCCCACAATGCATCGCGGTGTTTATCACACTGTTGGCAACAACTTCTTCCTTAATAAAAAATATATGGATGATCCTGCCACACTGATGATGGTGATGCGTCATGAAGGATGGCATGCGGCACAGGATTGTATGGCAGGTACTATCAAGAATAGTATGATTGCTATTATCAAACCTGAAGAAGAAGTGCCTATGATCTGGCGTGTGATGGCAGAGAGAACCTATCCAGAATCTGCTGTGCCATGGGAGGCAGAAGCAGGTTGGGCAGGTCGCACTGAGAAAATGACCATGGAAGCACTACAATCCTGTGCTCGTGGTACGATGTGGACTGATTATGAACCCACTCCTATGACTCGTGAATGGTTGGAGGAAAACAATTACATCGCTAAATAAAGTTGCCTCTGTATGCAGATGATGCCTGAAGTTCGCAGCGATGTAAAAGAAGTCAAGAAAGAAGAACCTAAAAAGAAAGGTCTTCTTGGTAAAATTAAGGAGGCAACAGATGACAAGGAAGAACAACTTGCTATTCTTTCTACCTTTGTCCGTCTTGGTATCCTTGTTTGGTCTGGTTCAATTCTCACTTTGGCATACATCAAACTACCTCCTGCACTCGGAATTCCTGAACAGAAACTTGATCCAACCTTCATCGCCAGCGTCTTCACAGGGGTTTTAGCTTCGTTCGGCGTCCAGACTGCCAAGAAGAATGGTGCCAATGGTGGCGGTGGTGGTGCTAGTATCACCAAAGAACAGATGGAAAAATTGATTGAGAAAGCAGCACAAACTGCACCTCATCAAACTCTTCGTATTGAGCAAGCACCTGTAACCTTAAAGGTTGAGAAAAAAGAAGAACCTTACAAGATGTAAGTTATGATTAACAAAAAATCTCCATTTAAGTGGGCGGCACTGACAGTAGGAACACTGTTCGGTGTCGCTCATCTTGGCATATTGGGACACCTTATTAATAAAAAAGATATTCCTATTATTAATCTACCTGTTGGTGACTATACATCATATAGTGTAGACGCAGACACGGATGGTTACAGCATAAGATATAACGCTAATGACCCTAAAGTTATGGGTGTTAGAAAGTCATTGGATAAAAAGAATGGGTTCTTTGGTATCGGTGGAACCACGAATTTAATTACCGAAGAAGAATATACAATGGACGGAGCAAGACATCTCCAGGGTGGTGAAGTGGGAAAGTTGACTGCTCAAAACCTGGAATGTATCAAAGCGGAGGGCGCTGGAGAATCAACAGGAAGAATGGTAGGTGCTAGTGTTGGTGCGGGTATTGCTCCTATCTTCACAAGTATTCCATATGTTGGTTGGTTGATATCTGGTTGGGCAGTCATGTTGGGTCAGGATACTGGTGCTGATATTGGTGGAGAAGTTGCAACAATGATGAAAGATTGTGAGGAGTAATGGTAGACCTAGCACATAAGGCATCACACTTTGCTGCTGCCACACTTAACAATCCATACGGACTTGGTTTTTTAAGTCTCATATTAATTGTTGTTCCAATTATAGGCATGCACTTGGTGCATAAGTATGGATGGGAACACTGGGAACCATTTAGTAATGAACCTCATTCTTAGACCACTTGATAATGTTGCTGATCCGGTATGGAGTGTGATTATTTCCTTAATCATACTTCTTGCTGGTGTTACGTATTATATCGTCTATATAATTCGTATGGCTTTCGATGAATTGAAAGATGAGTGACCTTACGAATAAAGATGCAGAGCAGGATACAAAGATTGCTGTAATGGACAGCACTCTAGAAAATTCTATTCGTCGCATCGAAATGGTTCATAAACGTGTTGATGATACAAACGAAGAACTAGAAAAACTTCGTGAGAGAATTCGTAAACTTGAGAAGTGGGTATGGAGTGCTGGTGCTGTCATATCAGCAGCAATCACAATTATCGGAATAGCAACAGCAGTAGAATCAAAGGAGATCAATCATGGGCGCAATGGTTCCACCCAGTCGGAAGTCGTGTTACAACTTTCGCGTAGTTGAGATAAATCGAGTGGTTGATGGTGACACCATCGACGTTACAATAGATCTTGGATTTGATCTCTACAAAAAGGAGCGAGTCAGAGTTGCAGGTGTGGATACGCCTGAGAAGCGCACCAGAGATTTAGAGGAGAAGGAACTTGGAATCGACGCAACCTACTGGCTCAAAGAAAAATTGGAGGGTGCTATATCTGGTGACGATGAGTTGTCTGTTAGGACTGAACTTGTTGGTGGCGTTGGGAAATATGGCCGTCTTCTTGGGTGGTTATACATTGGGGACTCAGAACTGTCCCTTAACGAGCAAATGATTACAGAAGGATATGCCTGGCCTTATGATGGAGGAACCAAGCAAAAAGACTTTGAGGAGTTAAGAGAAATTCGTAGAGCACACGGAACTCTTGTTGACTAGTGGACTTATCAGACCTAGAAGGATTGTTTGAGGATGAATGGTATTGTGAAGTTAGAATGAATATTACTGAAATTCGTTCTCTATACCAAGTCATATCATATGCTTTGGAGGTATGGCCGGGTTCTCCTGCACGACCCGCAGAAGAACAAGAGTATCTTCTTCATATGAAGAAGCAATTGTTTGCAATGATTTCAGATTATAACTTTTATAATAGTTAGATAAATGCCTGAAATTGAACCAATAAAAATTTATAACTTAAATATTAATAATCTCAACATCCCAAAGGCACGGGTATTTGATATTCCACCACCTGTAGTTAATAATTTATTTGTCCCTGTGACTGTAGATATTGGTAATCCCATTATCGAAATGCCTGGTTGTGTAAAGGATCATCCTGATGGTGATGAGCAACTAACAATAGATGATCCCAAAGGAACAAAAATTTTATGTACAAATGAATATCCATCCTATGATGCGATGGATTATACACCTGAAGATTTAGTATATCAGCAGGAAGCACCAGTCCCTCCTACCAACATAGCAGAACCTCCAACAACACCAGAGGTTCCTACTGATGCTATTCCTCAAACAAAGAAAGAAGAAACCGAATGCCCTGGTCCTAATTCACCACGCATCGGTGATGTAGCACAGAACCAGAAGGAGAGAGTATCTGGTTTTGAGTTACGAAATGGTGTATGTGTGACTCTCTATGAAGACATACCCTGGCAGTCACAATATCTTCCAGCACCTCAAATTGCCGCAACTACTGCCGGTATTGCCGTTGTTGCCACCAGTTCTGCTCTGTTAGCAAAACCATTAGCAGATCTACTTCTTAAAGTATTTAAACCTGCCATCAAAAAAATAATGGCAAAAATTTCAAAACTTAGAGGAAAGAAAGTTCCTATTTTGTCTTCAAGGGACCGCCGAGATCTTCAGCGCGAACGCTCACAGGCGATTCGGACCTTGAGGAAGATGACGAAGGGATAGAGTGTCGATGTGGTTTGACGTGAGTTACATTATTAACCACGACATCGGCACACACCTTATAGTATGGGCTCCTGGGATGAAAAGTTATACCTTCCTTCATTAACTGTCCACAATTCTTGAGTCTGGCTATCTCAAAATCTAGGCGCTTATTGGCAAGCAACTGGGCACGATATTCATTGTGAGTTTTTGCTGCTTCTTTACACAACTGTTGTGCTTTTTTATCCATTGGTATTGATAGAGTTGCACTCATACCTACCGATAAACTTGAATTATTGGTTTGTCCGGTTCTAGTTGGAATATGATATAATATTTCACCGGGATTATCTGGGATGCCGTCGTCGTTATTATCTGCATTATTATAAACAGGTTGATCCCACATATGCTCAAAGGGATGTTTTTGGGATAAAGCACCTGTCACATATGGGGTAATGTTCATAGTGGGTCCTTGACAACTGATACCATCACCATAAGTGTTGGTGATGTAAGGACCCTGTAAGACCTGAATGGCCTGATTAGTTACTGAACCAGATGAATTGGCGACAGGGTTTGCAGTAGCACTGACACCACCAACATCTGCCGCAAGGGCAGGTGAAGGTAGTAATGTCATTATTGCGAGAATATACTTGTAGTAGTTGTGATACTTTGTATTGTTTGTTCTCTTTGGATAATTGTTTGTGTTGCTAATCCTGGTGCTTGATACGTTTCCGTAAATTGAAACGGATCTCCTATCGTTTGTTGCGAGAATGTTGGTCTCGAATTCATATTTAAACCAGTCCATGTCGAAGTCACGCCATTGATAGTATTAGATTGATTTGTAACCGAGGATGGTGCTAGACCATCATTCGATTTAATGTTGGTTCCGGTCACAGAGTATTGATACCCTGTGTTATAGTCCATAGAGTTAATAGTTTCACTAATAGTGCTAGTCGTTTCCGTGGTTGAGGTCATTGATCCCTGAGTGAAGTTTGGAACCACCGGCACTGCAATCGCAGTTTTTGCACTCACAAGGACAATTGCACCCACACTCAGGACAAGTTTTAGAAGTTTCATTACTCATTTAACCATTAACTCCTGAACAAATTGTCCGGTGGCACTTGTGCCTGCTCCACCAGCAGTAATCGTCATAGCACCAGCAGAGGTGATAGTACCTGCAAGATCGCCAGCAACACCAGATGCATTTGAAGTCTGACTAGAGAAGTTGCTGACAGCACCTACAGAAGGAGCTGAAGTTGGCACGGCATCGGCCTGCATATACGTAGCAGAATATGAGAATGCACTGCCGTTGGATGCCTGGGTGGCAGCAATCGTTCCGGGTGCCATAACACCACTGGTAATCGTGCCAGCAGAAATAGTTCCTGCAGTGGTTCCGTCCGTGGTATTTACACCACTACCGGATACACTGTATGAAGAACCAAGTCTAGTTGCCTGGGTCGCAGCAGAGTTCACGGTCAGTTGAACACTAGAACTTAATTTATGTGTAATATCGGCATGTGCGGGTGCCGTCATCGCTAACATACTAAAAAGCACTAATGCTTTCTTCATGAATTTTCATTTCAGTTGTGAAATTATTTAGCTTGACCTTTTTTAAAAAAGTTGACGCATGGTATAAAAGGTATTATAATAATTGAGTTGAGATGAAAACCACTTATGGGCAAGTAGCTCAGATGGATAGAGCCACGCACTTCTAATGCGTTGGTCGGGGGTTCGAGTCCCTCCTTGCCTGCTGTCTTTACAAAATTATGGACCCTATTGAAATTCTTCGCATTATTGATAATCTAGAGGGATCCTATCATCATCTTAGGATATGTGGTTTTGATGAAGACAAAGACACAATCAGAGAAATGTGTAATGGGTACTACAAAATGTACTTTAAACTCTGCAAAGAACAAGGGAGAAATCCTTACGGATGATTCAATCCTCTGTAGCTCAGCGGTAGAGCCGACGACTGTTAATCGTCTGGTCGCAGGTTCGAATCCTGCCGGGGGAGTTGACAAGAATCAAAACTTGTCATATACTATCTCTTGTGTGAAGGAAGTGCAGG